ACCGAAAAGCGGGAGATGCCAGAATAGCGGAAAATGACCTGGAGCTGGATCGGGTATTTAAAGGCCGGCCTAATGACAACATGACCCCCTATATGCTGGGGCGGACGGTGATGTCAAACGCCTTTTGGTACGGATTCGGCGCTGTGTGGAACCGGCGGGATGGGGCTGGGCGCATTGTGGAGCGGGTTCCGCTCCCCTCGGACTGCTGCGGAATCAGACAGGACCAGGAGACAGGGCAGTACTTTTACGACTACAACGTGGACGGAGTATCCCGGACCTTTACCGGTTATGAGCTGAGTTTTTTGTTTTTTGAGAGCTATGACGGAATCCGGGGGCGGGGCTTTTTAAGCCTGGCCCGGGAGACCATCGGGGCGGAGGGGGCGGCCCAGCGGTATGGGCGGAAGTTCTACCAGAACGGGGCCATGATCTCCGGTATCGTGGAGGTGGATGCCGACCTGGAGAAAGCCGGCCGGGATTTGATCAAAGAGCAGTTTTCCCGGTTTAACCCCTATGGGGACGACGCTTTCAAGGTGGCGGTGCTGGACAGGGGCTATAAATACACACCCCTGGGCCTGAAGCAATCGGATGCCCAGTATATTGAGAGCCGGGTGTTCAGCGTGGAAGAGGTGAGCCGGTTCACCGGAATTCCCAAGCACATGCTCCAGAGCGGCAAGGAGAGCTATGAGAGCAACCAGCAGCAGCGGGTAACCTTTGTTCAGGACACCTTAGCCCCCTACGTGATCCAGTGGGAGCAGGAAAACACCTTTAAGTGTCTGCTGGAGTCTCAGCGGCGGGCGGGGCTGTACTTCAGGGGCAATCTCTCTGTGCTTATGCGGGGGGATGACAAGACCCGGGCGGAATTTTATGAAAAAATGGTAGCCAACTCAGTCCTGTGTCCAGATGAGTGCCGGGCGCTGGAGGAGCGCAACCCCATTCCGGGCGGCCTTGGAGCTAAGTTCATGGCCACAAAAAATCTGGGCTCCCTGGAGTCTATCCTGAAAGGAGAGGAAAACAATGGTTGATATCCCCCTGCGGGGTGAGCTGTGGGACAACGACAGCGCCGACGTGCTGCGGTTCTGGGGGTGGCGGGACATCACCGCCCCCATGGACATCCAGGCGGCGCTGGAGACCGCCGGCGGCGATGATGTGACTTTGCTGGTCAACTCCCCCGGCGGCGACATGGCGGTGGGCGGGGAGATTCGCTCCATGCTCAGGCGGTATAAGGGCAAGACTTCGGCGCTGTTTCAGGGCTTCGGGGCCTCTGCCGCCACCCTGGCCGCCTCCGCCTGTACCGTGATCCGCAGCGAACCGGGAGCTCTGCTGTGTTATCACAATCCCAGCGGCGGCGCGGCGGGTGATTTTCACGAAATGAAGCGCTCCGCCCAAGCGCTGAAAAATGCCCGGGACTGTGTGCTGGAGATGTATGAGGCCAGGAAGGGCGTAAAGTCCCGGGAGGAGCTGATTGCTCTGCTGGACAAAAATATCTGGATCTCGCCCTCACAGGCCCTGGAATACGGGTTAATTGATGAGATTGTGGGGCTGGAAGAGCCGGAGGCGGAGGACCCCGCCGCCTATGTGGCGGCCGCCGGAGGCAGGATCCGGCTGACAGCGGCCATGCGGCGGGGCTATCAGGAGCATGTGGCGGCGCGGCAGGCGCGGGCCGCCCAGGAGGAACAGGCAAGACGCGCTTTGGCAAAAATCAAGGCGCTTGCAGGCTATTAAGTCTACGCCGGACAAACAGGCGGGGCGTGATAGCGATACTAATGTTAGAAAGGCAGGTAAACGCATGGATTTTATGGAAAAAATCACCGAACTGCGGGCCCAAAAAAAGAGCCTGGCGGACAAGGCAAACGCTCTGGTTGCGGACGGAAAGCTTGAGGAGCTGGACGCCATCACAGATCAGATGGAGGAGATCAACAAAAATATCCAGGCCCTGGAGCGCAATTTGGAGGCCAGCCGAGCCGCGGCGGAGCCGGTGGGCGGCTATGACGGGCTGCTCCACAGCGGGAAAGCTGACAGCGGCGCCCAGAACAAGGCACGGAATGAAGCCCGCCCCTTTGAGAGCCTGGGGGACCAGCTCAAAGCCATTATGAACGTGGCCAAGAGCCACACGGCGGACAAGCGGCTGATTCAGGTGAACAACGCGGCCCTGGGCGCAAATGAGGGGGTCAATTCGGACGGCGGCTATATCCTCCAGGAGGATTTTGCCGGGGTGATTCTGGACACCGCCGTGCAGCGCAGCGCGCTGCTCAACCGGCTGGACCGGTATACCTGCTCCAGCCCCGCCAATTCAATGCGGTGGGTCAGCGTGGATGAGACGGATATCTCCTCCTCGGTGTTTGGCGGGGTGCAGATGTATTGGACCTCCGAGGCCAACACGGTAAACGCCAGCAAGCCCCAGTTCCGGGAGATGAAGATGGACCTGGAGAAGATGATGGGCATTGCCTACGCCACCGATGAAATGCTTACCGACGCGCCTTTTATGACCGGATTTTTCGGCACGGCCTTTGCTCTGGCGGCGGAGCGGCTGCTGGTGGCCAGCGTGATCTCCGGGGATGGGACGGGCAAGCCCAAGGGGCTGCTGACATCCAAAGCGCTGATCACCGTGGACGCGGAGGCCGGGCAGGGGGCCGGGACCTTTGTGGGCGCCAACGCTATCAAGATGCAGGCCAGGGCCATGCCCAAGGGCCGGGAGCGGCTGGTGTGGCTGATGCACCCGGATGTGGAGGAGCAGCTGCCCTATCTGTCCATTCAGAGCGGCGAGGCGGCCAAGTTCCTGTGGAATCCAGAGGGCGGCCTGGGCAACTTCGACACCCAGCGGGTGCTGAACAAGCCGGTGCTGTTTGAGGACAGCTGTTCCGCCCTGGGGACCAAGGGGGATATCAACCTGATTGACCCTTATCAGTACATCCTTTTGACCAAGGGCACCGCTAAACAGGACTGGTCCATCCACGTGGAGTTTTTGACCGACCAGAGCTGCTTTAGGATGGTATTTCGCTGCAACGGCGCGCCCAAGGTGGAGACGCCGCTGACCATTAAGAACAGCGCCAAGACCCGCAGCCCCTTTATTACCTTGGCGGACCGGAGCGGTGCGGCGGCCAAAGCAGGCGCCAGGGGGACCGTTTAAATGACGCCGGAGCGCAGGGCGGTTATCCTGGCTTACTGCCGGATTGATGCGCTGGCTCCAGAAGATGAGCTGCTGTTTGACAGCTGCTGCATGGCGGCGGCCGCCTATATGGCGCAGGCGGGGATTGCCGGGCCCGAGGAGGGGACGCCCCGCAGGGATCTCTATGATTTGTGTGTCAACGCCCTGGTGCTGGACAGCTGGGACCGGAGAGGGACCAGCTCCAGCGGGGGCTGGTCCTACACCGTTGTGGAGAACCGGGACTTCCGGCAGAAGCTGAACCAGCTGAAAATGACGGAGCCTGTGCCCAAGCTGGACACAGGCATGTAGGGACGGGCCCCGCAAAGGAGGTAATTCTATGTATGTCAATGCCGGGGAGCTGAACAAGCGGATCTCCATCTACCGCAAGCCGGAGCTGGAGGGGGACGGGTATCTTCCGGATGACCCGTCCCCGGCCCTGGTGCATGCCTGCTGGGCGAAATTCTCTCAGGCCAGCGGGACGGAGCTGGTGAAAAACAACGCTGATTTTGGAGAGGTCAAGGTCCGGTTTCTCATCCGGCACACCCGGAAGGAGATCGACCGGAAAATGGTTGTCCGGTACAAAAAGCTGGACTATGAGATCGTCTATGTCAACACTTACGGCGACAGCGAGGAGTATCTGGAGATCTGGTGCAAGCGGCTGAGCAACAAGGAGGGCGGCAATGCTGGACGACAAGATCAGGGCGGCGGTTGAGCCGCTGGTGCCGGTGTGCGTGCCTGATCTGTACACCGGCGACGCGGAGGAATACTGCACCTACAACTATAACGAGATCGCCGCCGCCTTTGGGAACAATCGCCCCCACGCGGTGCGGTATCTGGTCCAGGTGCATTGGTTTCTTCCCCTGAAGAAACGGCCTCACCCGAAAAAACGGAGGCTTGTCTGGGCGCTGGGGACCATTCAAGCGGCCACCTGGCCCACCGTCGTCAATGCATCCGATGAGCTGGGCCAGCACTTTGTGTATGAGTTTGAGGCGGTGGAAAGGATGGCGGTGGAAAATGGCGAAATTGAGCGTAAACGGGATAGATGACCTGATGCTGTCCCTGGAGGAGATCGCCGCGATTCCGGACGATGTGGCCGCCGCCATGCTGGACGCCGAGGCACAGGTGGTGGAGGAGGCTCAGATTGCTTCTGCCAAGACTATGGGCGTCTACGATACCGGGGATACCGCCGCCTCTATCCGCCGGGGGAAGATGAAGAAAGGCAGGGACGGCAGCCGGATGATGTATGTCACCCCCCAGGGCAGAAACGACAAAGGGGAGCGAAACGCAACGG